GAGGGGCTGCTTGTAAACTTGCTATCTGAGTAGCTGCTGCTTCTAAACGGTGGATGATACCACTGTCTTCACCCTCTTCTTCAAACTTTTTCACTAGATCTTTGTATTCTTTATGATCTAATAGTTCAGCAGCCGCTAGAGCGTACTCACCTTGATTAAATAAGTTTACCCATTTAAGAGGTTTGCCTTTTTTAGATTTAGTATCACCTCTGTAACCTAGTGATAATAACTGAGCTTGTGTGTTGTCATCAAAAATCATAAAATTAGGTATAATATCCTTAACTAATTTTTCGTGATCTAAGAAGGCTTCTCTAAAGGTCATATTCATGTATCCACCTGTTTGACCAACACCTGAAGTTTTTATACCTTTTGTGTCTTCATACACGCCATCCACGAAACCTTCCTCTCTGATAACAGCTTCCATTGGGGGAGTAAGTTGGCCTTCCCTTTTAGTCACTTCATTAATAGCATCTTGTCCATAGTGGACTTTGTAAGGCTGCTTAACAAACGCTGGGTCTTCTTCTGCATAATTAACTCTAGGTCGATTATCATAGAACTGTTGTACAAGTCCTGCACCTAATGCTTCGTTATACTCCATTACTCCTCCACAGGTTGCTGTTGTTGTGCGCCTTCTACCATACCTTTAACAGCGGTAGGGGCAACCTTCTCAGCCATCTGCATCATCTGCTGTTGTTGCTGTTGTTCCTGCATCTTAGCTTCTGCTGCTGCCTGTTCTTCTGCTTTCTGTTCAGGAGACTTAATTAAACCTTGAGTATCAATACCCAGTGATGCGCCTAAGCGATCTAAGTAATCATCAATGTTTAGGTTCTGTTGAATTATCTCTTGGCCTAAAGGTTGGAGGTACTCCAAGAACGCTGATAGTTTATTAAGATCCTGCCCACGACCTAGTGCCTCTAAACCAGTTACGATTTGAGGCTTTAAGGTATTTTTTGGAAACTTGGGCATCTTGCCTTCTTTCTGCATCTTAGCGAGCAGTAGGTTAACAAGGGGGAGTTGGAATTCTTGAGATAAGACAGAGTAGATACCACCTAAAGCAGTCTCTAGTTCTTGTGCCATGTAGCGTACTTCTTCAGCCGTCACACGTTCAGCTTGGCGCTGGACTGAGCTGTTAAGAAAGAAAGAAAAAGACAAGCGTTCAGTGATTACTTGCATTGTTTCTTGAGCTACTCGGAAGTCATTAAATTTATTTGCTTGTAATGTAGTAACATCATTGGCATCACCTGAGATGATTGCACCATTAGCAGAGTCTGCAATGTTACGTATCTTAGTTGTACCGTTAGGTCGTACCATGAAGAGAAGTTTAGCACTAGCTGCGCTTCCTTCTACGATAGCACGAGTCAGAGCTTCTAATGATTTTAGATCACCGATAATCTCTTCCACGAAAGAGCGTCCGTAATCGTTACCATCAATAGCAATGAAACGTAAAGCTAACCACGGTAGTTTATCTGCTGCATAACTGCCTTCAGACTTAGGTATAATTTCACCATGTACCTCTTGATGTACAACAAACTTTTTATCTTCTCGTTTAATACAGGTGTAGAGTTCACACTCTCTTTTATCTTGCTGTGCGATGTACTCTTCATTCTCTACTAAAGCTGCCTTAACAATGTCAGGGAGAGCTTCAAAAGCGATTGTCTCTTTGACAACGATTTTAAGTAGGTTGCCCATAGTATCACGCTTGACGCAATAACTATCAAGACGGAAGACTTTCATCCCCCCATCTTTAGGCATATGTACAAGAGCATTCCCACTAACGATAAGCTGCTTGAGCATCTCGAAAGCTGGTACTCGGATAGCCTTGGCTTCTACAAGCTGTGCGGCTGAACGCTCAATACGAGCTAAAGCATCTTCAGCCTTACCTCTAGCGTCATCCCCTGCTAACTCAACTAAGTCAAAGTCATCTATCGTTAAACGAAAGAACGGACTGTTAGGAGGCAGGAGTGTCATTAGAAGTTTTGATGCGAGGTTGTTTACACCTCTAGCACCTACAGCTTGGAAAGGTGTGTCGTATTGGGTAGAGGAGGTGTGACCGTCACGAGGCATTAAAGTCGGTATGGTTAGTTCAGCAGCCGCCCTTGCCCTCGTTAAAAAGACATCACGATCTGCTTCCATATTTTCGTAGGCGTGTGCTACACCTTTCTCGGTCATTGTCATAATTGTTCCTTAGTAATCGTTTTGTACATTTTGTAGACCTGCACGAGCATTCTTACCAACTCTCTGACCTATCTTAGCAGCACCTGTTTGCTTGGCTACTCTCTTAACTTCATCAGATTGGGCAGCGCCACCAACTAAGGTCTTGTCTAAATTTTTTCCAGCTTTTACGATGCCTAGGTTATCCCTTTGGCTTAATAGTTGACCTACACCCGTACTTCCAAAATGTTTAGGCGCTTTTGTAATCATACACATAATTCATTTCCTATTTATTAATTGTAAGACCTGCACCAGCAGATGACGCAGCCGTTTGTACACCAGAGAGACCTCTAGATAATTGCTTAGAACCTTTGCGTTTCTTCTTACGTTGTTCAGCATTAGAGTCCACTGCGTTTTCAATCTCGTCAGGGGCTAGGTTAGCGGCTGGTGGTGGTGGTGGTGGCTTAGGTATATCAGGGGAGGACATGCACATAATTAATTCTCATTGGTTAACTCATCCTCAAGCATGTTCTCTAGCTTTTGAATGATGGATTGTTGCCCTTGTAGAAAAGCCACTTGTGTGTCTTTCACACCGAGGTTATGGGGCAATTGGTTTGGATATAATTTCTTAAACATATCCACTAATTCTTTAGATATAATAGGTTTTATATTCATAGTTGTTTCTCTTAACGGTACGTTTAGAAACTAGGTAATTAAATCAAGGGGTTATAGGGGAGGTGTAACCAGACGTTTGCGATGATATGGAGGCAGGTTACTACCTCCAATACCATTACCGCTTTTCTATATTTCACACTGCCCTGCTACACAAGCGAGTTCTTGCGTACCGGTTGTAGTGTCTTCTGTTTCAAACTTACCCAAGTCATTCCAGTTAATAGTCTCTGGCATTTTAGCTAAGGCTTCGTCATAAGCTTGTTCCGTAATAGCTGTGTAAGGTGCTTGCTTGTACACATGATCTGTGCGGGGCAAGAAGCTAATACCTGAACAACTATCTAGTCGATCCCACAGCCACTGACCTGCTGCAAGGAACTCCTCATCTGAGTAATAAATAGTCACACTAGGCTTATGCTCACACCAATGGTTCTGATAGATTTCCCACAAGTCTAGCTGTGTCTGTACGTTAAGGTCATCAACGCTCGTAGAGCCAGCAGGAGCCTTTATGGGGAACGAGAACACATAGTTATCCTCATTCATTACATCCTTCTCCCAAGGTACTCCAGCGTCCTTGAGGAAGGCTGAGATAGGATCTTTGCCATCACTACGTACTGTTCGTATGTACTGAGCTGAGAACCTAGCGTGTATACCTGACGCACTATCCACTAACTGTGATACAGTACCGCTTGGTTTCACGGCGGTAATAGCCGTAGACTGATTAATACCTAAACTCTCTGCCCACTTCTTGTTGGTCTCTACAGCTACAGCTTTAAGGCGCTCTAGTATCTCAGGTAAGATAGGCAGGTTAGGGTGATCAAACCACGTACCTGAATCTTGTTGTCCTGACATTACTGGATGATCCATGATGCCTGTCATACTTACACCGAGCAAGCACTCTTCCTGTGTGTTCTTCTTCCAGATGTTACGCACGTAGCGGAAGTCTGTTAAAGAAGACTGTAGGGTGCCAAGGATTGTAGCAAGCTCAACCTTACGTTTTAAATCTCCGTATGTATCGGTACTACGAATAACGATTTCCGACAAATTACAAACCTGTGCAGAGCGTAGGATGATCTCACTACATGGGTTAGTCCCAAAGTCGTGCTCAATATCTCTACGTCCGTGACGGGCTGATTGTTTCTTTGCTGCCTTGCGGGAGAAGATACCACGCTCACCTGCTTTAGATTTATAGAGAGCTGTCCACTCTTCTAGGAACGTCTCGAAGTCAGGGCGTTCATCATACACTGCACTATTGTTAGCGAGCGCACGTTGCGTATCAGTTTCCCACCAATTACCCGACTTAGCATGACGCATCCGATCATCAGAAAGATTAGACAGACTAATAAGCGCAGAGCGACGAACGCCACCCACGACAACAATCTCTGCAATTTTACATACAATATCATGGCATTCGATACTCGTTAGCTTTCGACCAGCAGCACCTTTGAAAGTGCTAACTGTAAAATCAAAAAGAGCAACAAGAGGATCAGCGCCACTAGAACGACCCCCGAATGTCTTGAGTCTTTCGCCTTTGCCACGTAGTTTAGAAATATCCCAACTAGGAACTTGACCCGAATACAAAAGACTAACCAGCTCACGGAAAGCTTTAGCCCAACCAATTTTACTGTCGCTAACATGGATCGTAGTATCTGTTTCATTAAATTCCTCTGCTACTTCTGGTAGTTTATTTACAGACTGACGTTCGACTGAAAAGCCTACACCAGTGCCACACATTAATACGTATAATATTTCATCGAACACTCTGATATGATCTACTGCTATGTATGAGCAGTTAAAGCCAGCCATGTTGTCACGATCAAGTGCAACACCTGCTGTCATTAAGCAGCGCATAGAGGGCATTACTTCTAGGTTGTAGATAGCATCATAAAGTTTCTTACCTGTTGCTTCATCTAGCTGTTTGCGTCCCTTCCAGAAATCAATATATCTCTGGACTGTTTCTGCCCACGTCTCTCGTCTGTTGTCGTCTTCTCTCCAACGTGCGTAACGTGACTTGTGTATGTACTGCTGATAACTATCCATTCGTGCCTACTCCCATGCAAACTGGACATGGCTTTGCAGCCTTATACAAACCATCACCTTGGGGTTCATAACCATATAATCCTGTGCCATAACAAGCTCTACACTTGTCTTCTTTTACTTCGTTAGTCATCGGTTATCACCTGAGCCTTTAAGTTTATTAGCAAGCTTACGCTTCATTGTTTTGTTCATGTTCTCGAATGCTACGTCACTTAGATTTAAACCCATGCGATCAACAAGCATTGCTAAGTACCAGAAGACATCACCTAGCTCATCACTAACTTCTTGCTTATGGTTTGGACGCTCACCGTCCCTAATTTTTTTCTTAATTTTATCAGCTACTTCACCAGCTTCAGATACTAGACCAAGAGTAAGATACTCAATGGCTAAGTCTTCAGGGAAGATTGCTGTGTCATTACACTTTGCTTGAAAGTAATCAAAACCTTCAAACATGCCTTGTAGATATTCGTAAGATACTTGGTTCACCAGTTAACTCCTTTAGTTTCTTTCATTAGTTCAATCATTTTGTTTAAGTACCACTGAGCTTTCTCTGCATCTTGGATAGGGTTCCCCTTTGTCCATAGTCGAGAGCCAGTGTACTTAATTAAATTACCATGGCAGTATGAGATAGCTTCATACTTACCTAACACATCAACAATGTAGTCAATGGTTTCTATCTCTCCTGCATTGTAATGTGCTGGTCTGTTTACTGGGTCAGCGTGTACACTGGGTTTGTTTACTGGGTCAGCGTGTACACTTTTGTATCCCACTTGACATGCCAAGTCCCACTCGTCTACTGGTGCATCGTTTATGCCGCCCATAATTTTACTTCCTTTGTTTCAAAGTTATATTCACCATCACGTAGTATACGTGCTAGTCTTGCATTCTCTATTGCTACCTCTTCACCTAAACCTTTAGATGCAAAAGCATCGACAACGGTTTTCCATGTTGCCCCTTTATCACTGAGCAGTTGCTCTGCTTTCTTAGCGCCTACTGTTGGACAACCTTTGTAGTTATCCGTAGAGTCGCCTACTAATGTTTGATAAAGAAAATTATAATCAGCTTCTTCTAAATCTACGTCCTGTACCTTACCATCAATCAAGTGGTAT